GTGTCCTGTCCGCTTCAAAAAAACGCCCACCTTTGCTCAAATTGCATTTTTGGCACATTTGCTTCAAATTCCACATTTCATCGCTCCCACCGAGTCTTTTAGGTATCACATGATCAATGTGCATTGGGCCTTCGGTTGTGCCGCATTGCTGGCACGCTCCATCACGCTTGAGCACAGCTTCTCTGGTTTTTCGCCAAGCTCTTGATCCACCATTTTTCCAAGCTCTTGACATCAATGCCACCCATGCTTCTGCCAATGAGCGAAAGCTTTACAGCTTGAGCCTTGGTATCTGTGGGCAATGTATCTGAGGCTCCAATCAATCATGCGAAAGCCATCAAGGTTTCGATACTTTGTATTACGCATTTGACCAAGCCCAAAATGATTGCCATTTGGATTGATTGCCTCAACACGCCAATTGCTTTCTTTTGTGATCAATGTGTTGAAACATTGGAATTCTTTGTAATTAACAATCCTTGAGTGTGCATAAAGCTTCAATGAATCAATGCTTGCTTTTGCATCTTGTGTGGCCTGTGCCGGTGTTGTGCTAACAAGACATAGCCCGGCCAATAGCACCAAGCATCGCTTGCGAGCTATCCGCCACAGCGGCTCGCCCACGAGCATGGAGCGTATCGATAAAGTCAAATAGGATGCAACATTGAGCGTGCGCTTGGGCGTTTCCAACAGCCTGTGCACAAAGCCTGTGGATAACTTTTTCATTTGCTACCCCATCCAGTACCTTTGAACACAGTTGGTGTTGCTGCCCAAATGCGTGTCATTGGAATCCCACAAGCCATGCAATTGCCAGCATCGACATCTCCATCAGCATCTATGGCACGATTGATGATTGCCATGGTGCCGCATTGATCGCATTTGAATTCATAGCTTGGCATCTGAAAGCTCCTCAATCCTGTCATCATCTACAAGCTTGATTCCAAATGTGCCACATCCCATGCATTGAGCGAACCACTCATGCTCTGTGAGTTCAGCACCTTTCTTGAGGCCATGGCGTTGCTTGGCCTTGCCGTAGAGCTTTTTGCAGATTGAACAATCAAATTGCAGGATGTGCATAGTTGCTCCTCATAAGTGTTTCGATGGGTTGCAGGTTGATTTGTGGCACGCTCCAATTGTTTTGTGATGCGTTTCGGTAGCGTGGTTTCTTAGCTACGGCCACCGGCATCCAGCCAACAATGTGCATTTTGGGTGTCTGGCCAACCACCAGCACGGCAATGTCGCGATCATGGCGATCTGAATCCTGAATCCATAGGTTGCTGTCCGGATTGGCTGACCACTTGACCTCTATGTGCTCGCCCACATCGGCTTTCGACTTATCCCATGTGGTGCCCGGTGCGTAGTCATAACCCAATCGCTTGGCCACAATCCACTCAGCTGCCATTGATTCGGCCATCTGTGCCACATACTCAAACCACGATGGTGTTTTGTGCCATCTGGTCGCATGATCTGCATTGCGATCTTTACAATGTTCCACAGCTGAAATAATGCATTGGATTTCCTCAATTCTTGTAATCATCGGCAATCACCGCAAAACCAAATGATGTTGTCTTGCTTGTCATAACCTTTTTGATAGCCAAAGTGATCCAATCGTTTTAGCTGTGAGCATTTGTCGCATTGCTCAATCTTGTATTCCTCAACAATCTCGCCATTGCACATCAGCTTGGCCATCATCTCTTGAGGATAAATTATTTCAACAAAGTCGCTCATACTTGTGGCTCCCATTTTCCGGTTGATCGGAGCACATACCAAAGCGGTGTGCATTGAGTTGCTTTTGTGCGCTCTGTGCAAAAGTAGCCGCCCCATGATTTTGGTGCTCCATCATGTGATTGCTTCCAAATGCGGTGTCCGTGTGAGCATTGCGGTGCCTCTTGTACAAGCTCGCCGCCCAATTGCTTGACAATCTCATCCATCGATGATCCGAGTGACGGGATGCCTGATTGCTCGGCTTCATCGGCTGTCTTGTAGCTTGGCACATCACCATGCTTGGTTGTCCAATAGTCATAATCCTGTGGCTTTGTCGCATCATTGATTTTGATTTGCTGCATTTGCTCTTTTGTGACTTTCTCTGTGCCACCCATCACCAAGGCCATCACGCGCATCAAAGCTGATGTGACAGTATCCTCAACAAACCAACGCTTCATGTTCGGGTTGTAGGCCTCACGATAGCCAAAGCCGTAATCGATACCGGCTGGCTCTGTTTCCTCTTGGTTGCGCCATGCCTTAGCTTGTACCAGCACATAGCCTTTTTCTGCATTGAATTCAACGATGTGAGCTTCCAATCGGCCTTGACCAAATGTGGCAATCCAGCGATCTGTGCGCTCTTTGTTGCCTTCGTAGTTTTCTAGAAAGCCGGCCATTAGTTGTTCACCTTGTCAATCTGTGAAATGTGGCGAGATACAGCTCGGCCGCGTGTGTAACCTTGTCGCTGACCTTCTTTGAATCCGACCGAATAAGCCATGACAGCCCATAAGGCTCCGGCGATCACCATTGCGATCACAATTGATGCTTCGTTCATTTTATTGCTCCCGATTCTGGGAGCCGCGTATCAGCTCCCGAAATAGAGAGTGACAGGATCAGCCGACAAATTCAACAATCACGCTCAAATCATGGCGTGTCGCTACCAGATAAACGCCTTTCGATGGCTTTTTCGTATTCTGATTTCTGCTTGTCTTTTAGGCCGTTGGATGCTAAAACCCCACCCAATGAACCGGTGAGAAAGATTGCCAATGTCTTGAGCAAATCAATGAAAGCTGCATCATTGGGAGCTTGTGCTCCGATTGGCTGTGTCACAAAGATCAATGCGTATGTGATGCCTAGCGTGACAATCAAAAACACAAATGACAAAACCGCGCCAATGAGAAACATCAAGCGTGCCTTGATTTCCTCTTGACTCAATCTGTCTTTATTTTTGGAAGCCATCGCCAATCAAATCCTTCGTACAGGTACCAGTCACCTTGCATTGAGGTTCCCGGCACTCATCCAATTCCCAATTCTCGTGCAGCTGGCATGGGTATCGCACCCATCCTTGATAACCACACCCGGCAAGGCTTAGCGAAAGGACAAAAGCTAAGCTCGCCGCGAGTGATTTCCGGATCATTTCCCCGTTGAGCCGAAAGCTGTATCAGCTGGGTTTAACCAGCGCAAAATGACCGGCACGATAGCTGCAACGCCACCCATTGCCATGGCCTTGAGATCGCCGCCAGCCATGTAGACGGCCAAAGCTGCTGCGATGTATGAGCGACCCCATGAGGCCGCAATTGCTTTTGCTTGATCCATTATTTTTCTCCTTTTGGTCGATCTGGTAAATCACCAGAAAAAGGCTCATAAGCTGGTCGGCCATAACCGACAACAAATGAGCGTGCTCCCAAAGCTCTTGATTTCACCATGACTTCGCCGCCATTGCGCTGATCTCCAGCACCGGATGTGTTGCCTTCAATAGTCACAATTTGTTTTTCAGATGCTCGGATCACCAAGCCAATGTGATTGATTGTGGTTTTGTCATCGACAATAAAATCAAAGAAAACAAAATCACCAATTTTTGGTGTTGTGTGCCATTGTTTGGCTTTCTTAAAAGCCTCGGCTCCAGCTCGTGTGCTGACCACATTTGGCACCTTGACACCAGCTTGATCTGCACACCAATTAAGAAACGAGCCACACCATGGCAACTTGTCGGCCTTCATGTGTTTTCCATACTTTGTCTCGTTGTTTCCGGTTTCAGCTGTGCCTACTTCAGCCAGCGCAACCTGAATCAATCGAGGCAATGTGCCTTGTGGAAATGTCATGACAGCAAAAGTTTGGCTTCCTCGGCTGTGATTCCGAGTTTTGACAAAAGTTCAGCTTTGGCTGTTTCTTTTTGTGCCTCATCAATTTTGGCTTGGGCATAGGCTGCATTATCCAAAGCTCTTTGATTTGCCTCATCGGCTGTCATTTCGCGTTCGATAACTTCGCCAGTCTGACAATTAATTTCACAAATTAGATAATCGCTCATTATTTAACTCCGTATAGGTAGGCTGTGCCGTTCATGTTTCCACCGGCTGGATAAAATGAAATTGTTGAAATTGCAGATGTTGATGTATAAGCACCAGCGGCGTGAGTTATGTGCAAACCATTTGATGCGCCAACATGCTTTGTATAACCATAAAAAACTTTGTGAGAATTTGTGTCAGCATAATTTGGAAAGGTCACAACAGAAACATTGTCCACATCTGTGGTGCCACCAGCTGCACCTGTCATCCAAACAAAACTAAATCCAGTTTTGTAGTATGAGGTGACAGCTGCGGTATTTCCATACATTCCGACAGTTCCATAATTAGCCGTGGTTGTGTCATTGTTCAATCGGACACCAGCTTCAGCACCACCTGATGTGTACCAATCCTCAACAATCAAAACTAATTGATTGTACGATGAAGAAATTGAAGTAAATTTGATTTCTCCACCTGATGGCGTTGCTGTTCCCAATAAAGTCATGCCTCCTGATGGTGCGGTAGCCCATGCAAGGCCCGTTGCAGCTGTTGAATCAGCTGTGAGCACCTGACCATTTGTGCCAACGGCTAAGCGTGCCGGTGTATCAGCTGCGGTTGCTCCAATTAAATCGCCTTTTGCATCAACAATTGTGTTTTGGATTGCGTTGGCATCATCTGATGTGACCCACACAAAATCCATGTCGGTGTTTGAATTCTTTGAAAGTACTTGACCAGATGTGCCGCCTTTGAGATCGGCCAACGATGTATCAACCGCCTGACCAAATACCTCAAAATCAGCCGGCAAATCCGTGACCAAATCTGTCGGTGTCGGCATTTGCCATCCAAAATTCGATGTCGGATTGCTCATTTTTTCTCCTTACGCTACGACTAACGCATCAGCCCATGTGAGGCTGCCGCTGATTGTGTTCCATGCTTCCGAAATTGCGACATCTTGCCATTGCATGGCTTGCAATGAAAATGCCAATGGGGAAAGAATAGCTGTGACCGATACTGTGTTATAAGAGGCACGCCATGTCCAACCTTCAACAAAACCAAGGTATGTGCCAGCTGCCATGTTGAGCGGCAAATCATTGATACGCAATGGCAATCCCATGAAAATGTTGATCAAGGCATCGCGGTCGGCATCATCAATTTCTGAATTTGTCAGCTCAAATGTGATTTCTCGGAAATTGGCCTGTGGGTAAGATCGGAGCGTTAAGTAGAAAGCCGCCTGATCCTCCGCATCAGCTTGATGCTCAATTGTGGTGGTGATGATTTGAGCTAATTTGCCGTATAGGCCAATGGATGTCGGATCACTATCCGTAACCTGTGAATTTGAATTTTCTTTGTATTTCAACACAATTTCGTTTCGGATGTCACCGGATCGAGTCTGGATCGATAAAGAGCTGGCAATTGCTTGAGCAGCTGATACATCGGTATAACCATTTGTGGCCAAATAAATCGATCGATGATCTGCCGAGGCATAGGAAATTTGGCCCAATGCGTTTTCGTAGATGTAACCCAATCCCGATGTTGCTAAAGCTGACACCAGCGAATAAACATCAATCGTTGATGATGTTCTCTTGGCCAGCTCATAGCTGCCTGGTGTATCGATTTCGCCCAATCCTGTGTTCTCTGCATTTTGCCATTGTATGGTTGGATCATAGGTATTCCATTGCAATGAAGCTGGCACTTCGTTCCATGAGTTCACTAAAAGATCGGTAAGAATTGACAGGATTTGATCACCATCAAAATCCTTAACCAAAACACCTTGTGTTAGTGCTTTTGGCAATCGAGACAATGCGCCCAAAGCTGTAATGCTCACCGATTGATTGATACCCACAACGCCCGATGCAACAATGCCGATGTCAAATTCCACAACAGTTCCACCAAAAATTGGCACAAATGTTGCTGTGGAATCTTGCAATTCAATTGTCACAGCATCATTGATTTCAATGTCAATCGCTGATTGATCGAGGTTGATCAGCTCTAAATTGACATAACCGGCTTGGGCTTGCTCATAAATGTTTGTGCGGCCTGATGTGATGCCGAGATTTGCCAAGGCGTAATTGGTGTATGTGGTGCCACCAATGATTACACGCCAGACAGGATTGAATTGGCTCATGCGATTTGCAGGTTAGTTGCGCCACCTGTGCCGCGATAGTAAGAATCATTGAGCGTGTCAATAATTGTTCGTGCTGTGCCTTCTCTGTCAAAAGCTCCGGTGACAGTTAAATTGATGGTGGTGCCCATTGATTCAGCTTCGGCCAGACGGAATCGACCGGGATTGAAATTGCTTGAAACAGCTGTGTTGGCTGCCGCTGCCTTGGCTGCCGTTGCCGCCGATGCCGCCACATTGGCAATTGGTGTTGGCGTAGGCGTTGGCGTGACTGTCGGTGTTGGCGTAGGCGTTGCAGCTGGCTTGAAACCACTTGGCAATGATGCAGCTGGTACGGAAATGCCACCGGTTGAGCTTGATCCGGTCGATGTGCCGATTTTGCCAATGCTTGCAATGTCTGGCCCGGGCTTGATCAGATTGAGGCCTCTGATCACAAGATTGATGCCATCAATGGCTGTGTTGATGATTGTTTTCAGAGCACCCAAAACATTTGAAATTAGATTCAAAACTGTGCTGGCTATTGTGCCAGCAACATTGAAAGCGGCTCCAATGACATTGCCAATGATTGGTGCAGCTGCCTTGACCACATCAAAGAAAGCTTGAAATTCATCTTTGTTTTCAATTACTGTGTTTTTGATCTTGTCAAAAGCTGATCTCAAACCTTCAAAAATTGGCTGCACAAAACCTTTGATGCCATCGGCCAAAGCGGTAAGTGTGCCCCCCATGCCGTCTTTCTTTTCTCCAAAAGCATCGGCAACCTTTTGCACAATCGGGATGACCTTGTCGGAAAACAAAGTGGCCAATTCCAAAACGACAGGCAAAAGAGCTTGTCCAATTGTGGTTTTGGCGTTTTCCAATTGAGCTGTGAGAATTCTTGTGCGGTTGGCTAGGCCATCGCTCGTGCGCTCAAAATCGCCTTGTGCAGCTGATGTCTGCTTGTAAATCAAAGCTTGAGCGGCCAACACCTTTTGTTGTGGTGTCAAGGCATTTTTGGTTGTGCTGACAATTCCTAATTCCAAAGCGGCTTGGCGCAATGAAGCATCATCCAACAAAACGCCGTATTGGCGCAATGGTTCAGCTTCGCCACGCAATGCCGATCCAATCGCATTGATGGCTTGCTCCGGTGATGTGTTATTGAAAGAGGCAAGATCGGATGAAAGCTTTACAAAATCAATTGAGAATTTGCTCAAATCCTTGCCGCTTAATCCGGCAGACTTTCCAAATGTGGCAAATGTGGCGGCTGCATCTAATGCCTGTTGCTTTGTCTGGCCTAAAGAGGTCGCGGCACCCGATGCAAATTTCTCAATGTCATCAGCTGTGTCACCAAATAAAACGCCAACCTTTGAAATTGTCTCGGACAAATCCGATGCAGCCTTGACGGCATCCACACCGATTTTGATCGCCATTGCACCAGCTGCGGCAGCTACGGCAGCAAAAGCCAATGCCGCTTTCTTGCTGAAATCACCAATTTTGCCGGCAAATCCATCGACATCCTTTGAGCCTACATTGAGGCTCTTTTTGAGTTCATCAACATCAGCAAGGATCGAGAGTTTGAGTGTTCTTGATTGACCGGCCATCACCACTCCTTCAAAATCTTAGTAAATGCATTTTCCCATTGATTGATGATGTATGGCTGCTCGGCACGCAATGTTGGATAGATAAACCATCCTGTTGATCCTCGGCCGTATCTGCCAGACCACACCGGGAATTGCTTGAATTTGTTTGATCCAAATTCGTAACCGCCCCAAAGCTGTTGAGTTGTACCGCCACCGCTGAATTTTTGAGATACAAAGCCATAGCTAATCTCTCCGACTTTTGATGACTTACTCACACGCGATCCTTGAGCAATGCGGATTGCCGCCTTATTTGGGCGAGCACCAGCTGCGGCTGTGACTTTTGATTGCACATAAGTGGCCAAGCCATTTGAAACGCCTTTTGCCTCGGCTACCGCTTGCTCATCCATGGCTTTGAAAGCGCGGATAATGCCGCGCAAATCACTCTTGTTGTAAGTGATTGGTTCAATTGCCATTTTTGATCCTTAGTATCTCAAAAGCGGTTAAAATGTCCTCCGGTGTTTGAAACTCTGATGGTGACAATCCCGTATCGATAGCCAATTCCCAAATGATCCGGTTTATTGATCCGGATTCGTAGCTTTTGGGTTTTCGGTTTCTCCCATGCTTATGTCAGCAACAGTCTCACACCAGACCTCAAAAGGCTTAACAGGTTTTCCAGCTGCCTCGCGCTTCATGGCGTGATAAGCCAAAAACATCAAATCAGCGATTCCCAATTTCTCAGAAACTTGCTGGATTGTGTTTCCAGTTTTGTTTTCCCACTTCATCCACTCCGGTGGGAGCGCGGTATAGGTCGCGCTCTCACCAGTAGCAAATTCAATTGTGATTGGTAGTTTCATGCTCCCGATTTCCTCTCACTATGCCAATGTAGGTGTTGTCACACAGGTAAATGTCATTGAGACAGTCTGTGCATCTGGTGCTGTGCCTCCAGCTGATGGGAAAATTGGCTGCACAGTAAAATTAAAAGTGCTCCCCGGCTCTGTTTCAAGGATTACCGCCAAAGGTGTGTTTGGTGATGATTCAGCTTGATTCCAAAGCATTTCGCACAATGATGAAGCAACGCCCCAATCAGCCAACATTTCAACAGCAAATGAGCCTTGAGTGTCGGTTGTGTAATACGCCTTTCCATCGAGTGTCTGGTATGTGTTGATCGTTGAATCAACAGTAAGGATTGCAGATGTTGCTTGTGCATCAAAAGTATCCCCATCGATGCTGAAGCTCACATTTCTGCCGGTGATGATTGTTGTGGCCATGTTGTCTCCTATTATTGGTTGTAGTATGTGGATACTTGGAGATCGGCCGTGAGGTACTTACCGGCACCGACTTCCAAAGGTTGAGGTTGATTGACATTTCCGACTTCGTAACCATTTGGCATTGCCGCAATGATCGAAATCATCAATGTTTCGAGATTGTCCAAAGCTGCGGCGTTGTTGGCATAACCGACAACACCC